AATAATACAACGCCCCGAACAAACAAAAACAAAATCAAATAACACCCAGATCTAATCAAACGGCGCAAATAATGTAATTGCCCAGATCGCACAAAACATTTTAAATAAACGTGGCTAGTCCAGATCAACGCAGATCGCACAAATAAAACTAAATAAACCCAGATCAAATAAAACACCCCAAATAAACGTGCGTTTAGCGGGACCAGCCACGTCCCACCGAAGAAAAGAGAATGATCAATTAAAAACGCTCTAAGTCACTGAGTGATAGTGAGTTACGGCGATCGGGCCGGGCGTCCGCCGTAACTCGCTGATAGTCAACGAGTTAGGGGGTTTTTATCATAAACACTCGACAGCCAATTCCGCAGAACCAAACACTACATATCCAGCTTCTGGAACGTCTTGTTCTTTGATCCCTGCTATCGAACATATCTCTCCCAAAATCCCTTGGACTTTCATTTGGAAAACTTCAAAGATTATATCTTCATTGCGTTTGTTATAGTAACCATGAGAAGAGAATTTTTCACCAAGCTCCCTTAAAGCTTTTGCCGAAACATCTTGTGAGGCTATTTCAAAATATTTTTTACTGGACCGTAGATTGTTGTATTTTTTCATCAACTCAATCTGAACATTCTTATTCCAGATGTTAAAAGTACTCACATTAGGGAAGTAATTTCTAAACTCTTCCATCATGTAATCTAATGAAGATTCAAATGCAATCTGCTCAGGGCTAGCCTCCTCTTTTAATTCATCAATGAATTTTGAAGCTCCATCTACTGTTATTAACTCACTCCCGTCATCATTGTAGATATGTCCTATGTCATGAGTCTCAATGTAGGATTGGAGTAGGGCTTCTAGGAGTTGCTTTGTGGTTACTTGTTTTTCCATGTCTGAGGGAAACATACCATGAGGCGGAAGCCTCGTCAAATTTAAATTAATTAAAAATTCAGGCGTAACTCACTGATTAGTAAGGAGTTACGCGAGGCGGGGGGCGCGGTCGCCGTAACTCGCTGATAGTCAACGAGTTAGGCGGGATTTTTTATTTATTTTTTTGCTTGTATTCCCCTCCCTTCTTCTTTTCTCCTAGCAAACCACGATTCCCCATAAACAATACCTTTTCTTTCAAAGAAGGCATCGCAAGCCTTGCTTATCTGTTCAGAAGTTCCGCGAGGGATAGAATCATAAACTCTAAAAGTTTTTTGTGTTGCTATTTTTACAGTGCCGCCATTTGCCACTGCCTTCCAATCTGAATTATCGTAAGTTTTCATTGTTTTATTTCCACTTGTAGTTATTAGAGACAAACTCCCTGCCAAGTTCAATTACTCCATGCAAAGATGTTTTGATGCTTATTTCCGTGCCTTCTTTGTACCAAGTGAAGCGGTAGTCATTGTCATTTTCTTTGACAAAGGTAAACCAAGGGCGTTCGTGTTTGTTTGAATCCCTGAGGATTATTTTGGGTGTTTTATTTTCAGTCATTTCTTTTTATCAGTAGGATGATTGCTGTTAGGAAGGTTATCCAAAAAGACAACCCAAGTTCAAGGAGTTTTCTTATCATTTTGGCTCGACTACAAATCCTGTTTTATCTTTTTTTGCAAGACCTTTTTCGACAAGGCCAATGATGAATCCCTTTGTGACTTTTTTAGAATCTCCATCCTTGAAACGGAGATCATCTTCATCTCCATTGATCACATGATATCCAAGGTATTTACAAGGGAGTTTGCCTCGGAAGACGACTGCGACATTCCCACCCTTTTCCAGAATCCTTGTCATGCGATCTGTGCTTGTCTCTTCGGAGCGAGAGAAGGTGAGGTGATAATTGCTAGGGAGCTTGCCATCTAAAAACCTGTGCATTCTGTAACTGCCTTTGGTGTAATCATAGAATTGGCAATGAGGGAAAATCTCAAAGATTGTTTTGCCTTCGTGCCTGACGCCTTCCCACGGGATATCACTTGTAAGGTTAAGTCGGAAGCATGGAGTGAGTCCAGCTTTTGCGGACGATTTGACTGCCGAGGCGATCTCCTTGATCAATTGCGTCATAAACCCGTCCTTGTCTTGAAAGAATAGTTTCGTTTTATTGATACGGGCTTTCTGAACATTTGACATTGCCCCACGTCCCGCCGTGTTAAGGCAAGCCATGGCGCAACCTTTGCTCGCCCATAGGCAAACATTGTGACCAGATAGTTTTGAGGGCGCGAGGTGGATTCCAAAGGTTTTGAATCCCCACTTCTCACCTTTCACGGTTTTTGCATTTCCTGAATTAAGTAATTTCATGATTTGATTGATTGATTGATTGATTGGTTCGCTTCTTGCACCACAAAGTCTTTAATGTTTAACGTTTTACCACCAGCAAGAATAAAAAACTTTGTCGCCATCTTCGATGGCTTCTTTTGCTTTGGCCACAAATTCAAGATCGTATTCTTGGCGTGTCCTGTCGCGGCTAGTATCAGAACCAAAGAAAAACCCTTGAGTTTGGGGCAGGGTCTCATTGACGATGCATTTTTCCAACTGGTCCAGATCCTCGGCAGTCAGCTCAACTTCTTTGCAGTTGAGATCGTTGGCGGGTTTGCCAGTCTTGATGCTCCAGAGAGTTTCCATCCAACCTTGCAAAGCATTGTGTTTGCGCCAGTAAGAAATTTCACATGACTCACCGTTGGAGTCCCTTCGTTCTGCGTATTGGTCTAATCCCATATCGCTGTCTATTCTTCACAAAAATGGAACCGTGCCAAGCCTTTTTTAATAATTTTTTATTATTTAAATTTAGGGTTGACAGCCTAGCTTTTTTTGATATGGGGAAAATCGCTATAACTCACTGATTGATAGGGAGTTACGGCGGCGCGGGGGGCCGAGGCCCGTAACTCATTGATAATCAACGACTTACGAAGCTTTTTGTGTCAAGCAAAAAAAACCGCCCCCGTAGGGGCGGCTTGAGGTGAGGCCGAGTTGTTAGGCGGGGAGGGCGAGAGCCTTGTCCTCCTCAGAGATAATCACTTGTGAATGATTGGCGAACTTGTCAAAAATGGACTGCATCCGCATGGTTCGGTCTGCAAGCTTGGTGAGATCACCACCCTTGAGATTCTCGGTGATGGAATTGTAGAGAGTCCAGAGAGAACCACCCTTGAATTCCTCATGGCGAGGGTTGCGGAACTCCTCGACGGCCTTGTAGATGTCGCGAGCAGGGAAAGCCTTGGCATCAACCAAGTCAACAATCATAGCGGCGGCATCACGAACCTCGGTCTGCTGGTAAGCATCAATGCGCTTACCCATATCCTGCCAGTGGGAAGTGACACGGGCAACGGCTGAAGCCAGAACACGGGGAAGGTCACCCAAAATGTGGGTAGTATGACGCCGAGCAAGCTTGACATCCGAAGAGAAGCAAAGGTTTTCGCAAACCATCATCTGGTTTCCCGCAGCAATGGAAGCGGCGAAAGATTTGTCGTGAGCATTCCGAAGACCCAAGACAATGCGGCGATCATCGCCAGTAACATCTTTGCCCTTGAGGGCGAAACCCCCAAAGTAACGTAGACCGCCACGAGCAAGAGCGTGTTCCTCCTCAGTGACCTCAAGACCTGCACGGTTGAGAGTTTCACGAGTCATCTTCACCAAGTGGTGATGCGGGATTGGAGTGTGGGAATCTGTCCCCTCTGGGGTTTGAACTCCAGCAAGTTGCTCCGAATCGACTTTGTTTTTTGCGTAGATAAGCATAGTAGTAATTAGGTTGAAAACGAGAGACTGTCTCTCGACAGGGGGATTATGACAGAAAACAGTTTGTGTGCAATACCTTTTTTAATCTTTTTTTAATCTTTTCTGCAGGTCAGGATATTTTTCGACAAATAACCAGAACCTCCCACGATAACCACAAATAAGCCAAATAAAGGCTTGACAAGCCTCTGTTCATAACCTCTTGAGGCTCAGTCACTTACAAAGCAGGAAAAACCTTGTAACTCACTGATACTCAACGAGTTACGGCGGACGCCCCCGCCGCTCGCCGTAACTCACTGATACTCAACGAGTTACAGAGATTTTTTTTAAAATGTAAAAAAAGCCTTCCGAAGAAGGCTTGTATAAATTTGATAGATAACTTTGTATCAATTTGATAGATGGGTGATGTATCAGAATTGACTGCAATTATCACCTTTCCACAAGGCGAGTTCCCAAGCCCTCCTTCGCTCTAGTCCTTTGCGTACCCTTCCTCCTGCCCTGCGGTATAGAGGCAAAATCTTTTCGACGCTTTTATAGTTGCCAGAGTTTAGGCGGTCTTTTCCATTCACAAGCTTCCTGAGATTTGTTAGGCCGCAATTGAAGGCGAAAGAGGTCAAAGCGTTTAGTTGATTGTCTGAAAGCTTCACTTGAACTTCTTCGCGGACTTTGCCCTTCACTTTATTGACTTCCTTCAAGAGCAAGGATCTTGCTTCCTTTTCACTTATCCAACCTTTTCGGATCACGTTCTTATTTGTGCATCCGTAGCCTATTGTACGGACTCCCGCGCAGCAGTAGTACGGGCGAGGCTTGAAGCCTTCGAAGTGAACGAGGCCCTTTTCAAGGGCGGCGTCCCAATCCTTGCCCTTTTGTTTTATAAGAGGGAAGACAAGCAAAGGCTTATCCTGTGGATTGTGGGAAATTAAAAAGACGGTCCGCCCTTGGCATCCGAAGAATACCAAGAGCGAGAAGATTGTTCCTATTGCGACAAGAAAAGTTTTCATGACTTTGAAGCTTCGCGGATACTTTTAACCATACGCGCCGCATCAGCGCGGGAGATATTCGCAGAAGTCCAGACCAAGGGCCCGACTTTCACCGTTGCAATTGGCTCAAAGTACTGGTGCTGCTTTGGATAGACCTTGAGGCGAATGTTCTCGTTTTCGTAGACCTTAGAGAGGCCTTCTCTTGTCATTTTGTATTGCTTGGTCATGCGGGAATTATAGTTGAAAGCGGGGGTTGGAGTCAACCCCCTTTTAAAATCTTTTTTATTTATTTTTCGATGCGCTCGAAATGCAGAGTCTTGAAAACTTGTTTTTTGCCAGTCTTGCTATCGTGACTTACATCAACGACCTTGCACACTGCGAACTCATTTGTCATGCGCTCAACACCGCGAAGGATATACATGCGAGCATTCCCATTGTTGGCGGTATAGTAAACAAACTGCTTTCCGATCAGGCGGGTGATATTGTCTTGGTTTGTGGTGGTCTCAGTAGTGTTGGACATGGGCAGATTTTACTGGAAAGAATCACTTTTTAAAAGCTTTTTTTTGCATAAATTAATTTATTTTTTTTAGCAAAAGGCTTGACATGTACCTAATTATATCTGAGTTCCTTTTTACTTCTTGATCTTGAGCTGCTCAACGCTCACGCCGAACTTGCTTGCGATCTCGTCGAGTGTAAGCTCTACTGGATTCATACGAGCGTTGAATGCCTCTTCTGTAAGACGCTTGCCATTAATGAACCACTCTTTATAACCACTAGCAGATTCAATCGCGGGACCGTCCTCACGATGAAGCTTACCATTAATGTACCAAGCCTTATAGCCAGTAGCATATTCAACAGCAGGACCATCTTCACGATGAAACTCTCCGTTAATATACCACTCTTTACCGCCATCGGTATATTCAATAGCAGGGCCATCTTCACGATGAAGCTTACCATTAATATACCAAGCTTTATCACCATCGGCATATTCAACAGCAGGGCCATCTTCACGATGAAACTCTCCGTTAATATACCACTCTTTACCGCCATCGGTATATTCAATAGCAGGGCCATCCTCACGATGATGCTCACCATTAATGTACCAAGCTTTATCACCATCGGCATATTCGACTGCAGGACCATCCTCGCGGGAGAGGACGGTCATCTCACGGTCGGAGTGGTAAAGCTTATCGCCATCTTTGCTAATGTGAATGAATTGTTCTTTTTTGCTCATACCTAATTATATCGAAGTTCCTTTTATTTGACCCTACTTTTTAATCTTGAGCTTATCAACACTCACACCAAACTTCTCTGCGATCTCATCCAGCGTGAGTTCAGTTACGGGATTCATACGCGCATTGAACTCTTCTTCTGTTAGACGTTTGCCATTGAGATACCACGCTTTATAGCCCCTCGCCCAAACGATGGCAGGACCATCCTCGCGATGGAGTTTGCCATTGATCCACCACGATTTAGAGCCATTTGCATTTTCGATCGCAGGACCATCTTCGCGATGGCGGATTGTCATCTCGCGATCAGAGTAGTATCGCGTATTTCCGTTTTTAATGCGAATGAATTGTTCTTTTTGCATACCTAATTATATCTGAGTTCCTTTTGAGTGCTGAGGTGTTTATTAACTTATGAATCCTATCAACGCACCCCTCGCTGTCCTCGACGCATTACCAGAACATTCCCATGCTCGTGTCTTTATCTGGCTTTCTTCGAGTTAGATAGGAGACAGATTACAGGGTTGAGTGCGACTCATCTTCTTTCTCTGTCTACGGGGATATTTTACTATAGAAACACAGAGATTAAAAGGTTTTTCTGCATCTTTTTTTATTTATTTTTTTTCAACAAAAGGCTTGACTCTGCTCTTGTTTACTATAAAGAAAAATTCTTCGTAACTCCTTGATACTCAATGACTTAGAGCGGTTCATTTTGATCGGCGCGTCAAGGAAAAGATTATTTATTTTTTTGCTTGATAAGCACGAAAAAGCCCCACGGTTTCCCGTGAGGCTCCAACGTATGACCACCGTTTTATAAAAGGGTCTTTACCATACCGCAAGCGGTTTTTACTCGACCGTCAATCTTGGTGATCCCGCCAACATGAAGGGAACGATACTTGCTCACCCCGCCATCATCTAGATCACGGGCAAGGACGGTGAGATAGCGGCGACCATCTTTAGAGAAACGATCATGTTCGACCGACTCAATGAAGAAACGGCGGACGCCATCAGTCTTCACTGAAGACTCGTTTTCGTTCAAGTAAGTCACCACTCGCTTGGTGATTTTCTTTTTGATTAGAGCGGCAGGAGTCTGGACTAGGTTAAGGGCGTATTGGATGTTTTTCATGACAAGAGGATTATGGACTGGAATTTGGATCATTGCAAGGGTTTTTTAGAGTTTTTTGATTAATTACCAAGAATTAAATCTTTTTCTGAAACGCCATAAATAGTTCCAGTCATTAATTCAAAAGCTTTTTTTCTTTCTTCATCATCTTCAAAGTTGATAACACAATCACTCCATCCAATATCAACAATATCGAAACTTTTTTCAAGTTCGACAAAAGAAAGAAAGTCTTCACGCTTTTTAAAAGTTATCGTGTGAGATTCAAAAGTTGGCCATTCAGTCATTGGTAAATTCTACTAAGTTTAAAGGTTTGGGCAAGGATTATTTTGAGAGTTTTTCGATCTTTTCTTTCACCGAACGAATTTCGAGCAGAGCAACGAGGTTGCCGCCAAGCTCCTTGTTGATTTGTTGGAGGCGAGCAAGTCGGGAAATCAATTGATCTTTTGTTTCGGTCATGGGTAGATTCTATTAAGTTTAAAGGCTTGTTGCAATACTTTTCTGAAATTAGTCCCCGACTCTTCCGACTTACACGGCTCTCTTTTCAATCTACTTGCAAGGCCGAGGGCTGGAACTTGCTAGAGTATCAACGAAAGGTTTCCTAGGACCGCTTCGATGTGGGTGAATACTACCCCAAAACATGATTCGCCGCAATGCTTTTCTTCTTATTGTTTGATGAATATGATTCACGTTATGTATGAATGGAATTCGCTTGACGAAGAAGGTGTTTTTAGGTAAAGAAACAATCGTTGTAACTCATTGATATTCAACGAGTTACGAGCGGGGGCGGGGGCGTCCTCGTAACTCACTGATTGACAGTGACTTAGGAGGATTTCGTTTTCGGTGTTATGTCAAGACAATTAGTTCACAAATCTTCATAATGATCCATTCACCATAAAGAACCGCGATTGTAAAGAACAAACAAAAGAAAAAGATTAGTTCCGAGATTTTCATTTTAGTTAAGGTTGGAGAGAAAGGAAAGGTTTACCCTTCGACGTAAAGGTTCATTCCCTTTCCAGTAGGGATGAATTTATTTTCCATATACGAAGCGGAGTTCCTTGCTCCACTTTTCGACCATTTTGGCTTCGTGACCGTTAGGCTTCTTAATGGCAACGGGAAGCCATTTATTGATCATGCGCTTGAGCTTGCGCTCTCTCAACCACTCGCCCAAGTGAATACCGATGGCAAAAGGAAAAGTGATGATGATCATGGCTTTGTTGATCAGGTTCTGGTTTTTGAAGTTCATGGTGTTAGTTTGGTGTTTTTTGGTTAGTTGTAAAGATTTATTTTGATTTTTTAAAGACTACTTTGCCAGCTTTTACGGTGGCGGACCAGTCGATAGGGTTTGCCTCGCGCCTCTCTTGGCACTCGTCGTTCCACTTGGCCTCCCCTGCCCTTGCCGCTTGGAGTCTCTTGTAGTAGTTGCTTGTCTTGTTTGCTTTCATGTGGGGAGTATACAGTAAGCCGCTCACAATTAAAAGGTTTTTTTTGTGTTATCTGATCTTTTTTTTGAGTTGTCATACAGGCCCCCATTAATATAAAAGCAACTTTATGCTTGACGCCACAGAGTCGCGGGGGGAGTCTTTCTTCAAAAACTAAACAATTAAATTATCATAGTTAGGCGTTGGATGGAAAAAAATAGCGGGGTCATTTTTGGCAAAAGTGAATCTCCATCAAAAACCAGTATAAAAAATATAAAATTAATAGGCCGCGAATATAATGGGGTATGGAATGTCCAATTTGTTATCAGGATAAAGGTCTTGAAGATTTTTATGAAATTAGTTTAGGGATTGTAGGTGAGGAATCTGATTTTAGTTGTTTGGTCACTGATGGGTGTAAGGAGTGCATAAAAACAGAAGATATTAAGATTAGCCCCAGAAACCCAAGAGTAAAGTTTACTTATGAAATTTTAAATAGGGCTAAATATCAAAAAATTAAAATCAAAAATTATTTAAAAGAGGTTCTTGGTTTTGAAGGGGAATTTTTGGGAATGACAGACGTGACTAAGATAGGCTTAGAGAATGGCGTAATAGAATCGAAACATGCAGAGAGGTATTTAAATGGAGAATTAACGACGGATGAAATAAAAAATTTTTGTTTAGAAAAGCGAATGAAAGAGCGAATTGAAAACCAAAATAAAAAAGATCTGAGATACCCTGTTATTCATAAGGCTCCTAGGTTTGGATACGATTACCCAAATAAGAATAGCAAAAGTTACATAAATATAATGATGAAGGCAGATATGGATAAATTTTTAGATCTTCAAGAGAAGGATTCTCAATGGTCTAAGTGGTCCTACTCGAAAAAAAACACAATCCCCAAAGAAAAAGCTTTAGAATTGGAAATGAAAGGTTTTGTCATGATTGGGAAAACTGGAGATATATCCTTTAGATGGAACAAACAAAAAGAATTAAAGCCATGTCGTTATTGTGGTGAGGTTTATAACATAGATGAATTTTATCAAGTAGGCCAAAAAACCATAAGAAAAGGGATAACTAATAAAACAGGCACAAGAGAAAAAGGTTGGCATTCTTGCAAATGTAAAAAATGCGTGTCTAAAGATTCTTTTGAAAGATACCATTCAATGACGGAGGAGGAAAAGGGAGTTCGCATTCAAAATGTTATACAGTGGAGAAAAGAAAATAGAGATAAAGTAAGAGCTTACGATAACAACCCAAGACAAAGAATGTTTAAAAGCGTCCGAAGAAGATTAAAGGACTTCATGAGGACTAAAGACCAAAACTATAGTAAAGATGTGGGTAAAACAAAGAAGGAGCTTGTTGAGTATCTTGAATCTCTTTGGGTTGACGGTATGTCTTGGGATAATTATGGAGCTGGGGAGGATTTCAAGCATGAAGGAGTGTGGCATATAGATCATATAATTCCACTATCCAAATGGGATAGTGATAAACATCTATTGCCTGAATACTTTGAAGGTATGTCTCCGAATCATTATTCTAACTTACAGCCTTTGTGGGGGAAAGAAAATATTTCAAAATCAAACAAAGTAGATCTAGAGCATATTATTTAGTGTAACATAGAGTATGACATATCGGAATATGGTGGTGAAGGTGGATGCAGGTAGTCCAATCTTGGGGACAAGAGTGGGTGTAGATTTTTCCACTAAAAATGAGATAAAAAGACAATTGGCCGCGAATATCGACGCTGATGATCAGTTGCGGTTTAATGGTGATGTTGATTGTAAGATAACGGTGGATTTTTTATTGAGGAGTGATGCTGGTAGTTATGAGGGGTTGTATCATTTGTTTGATAACTATCATGGTACTGGAGCTAGTGGGATGATTTTAGATGTTGGGGGTAATGAATATAGTGGTTGTTTTATTGATGATTTTAGTTTGACAGTTAAACCTTTTGAGCCTGTGGTTGGAAGCGCTTCGTTTAGTTGTTATAGTCCTAGTACTACAGCTTTAGCTGGGATAGATGATAGTTCAGTAAATGATGATTTAGATACCCAAAATATAATCTATGGTCACGATTGCACCTTGACTAATGCTGGTAGTGTTGTGGCCGCGAATATAATTGATAATTTAACATATAATAAAACATACTCCAGAACCCCCGTTTATACGTTGGGTTCGCAGCAAGCGACTAGTCATTTAGTGGATGGGGTAGAAGTGGAGATGAATGTGCAGTCTACAGGGTTGAATGAGTTGATTGATTTTAGCGGTAGTAAATTAACCAGTATATTTGGGGTTGCATTGCAAGACTCTTCTAGTGTTGGGGTAAGTTATGATAGTACTGATTTTGATTTAATAGTGAATGCTGGGGCGCATGTGATATCGGAAGGTTACTCTATGGATGGAGGCGGGACACTAGTGACGAAAGCAACAATAAAGGAAGTTATTTTGTAATAATAGGTGTAATATAATATACATATGGCCCGAAAAAAGGTTGCTACGCAAAAGGAGGTTCCGTTTAGATTGTCAGCGGATTTTGAGAGATCAATAAAGTTTAATAAAAAGAATTTTAGATTCAGCCCCAAACAAAAAAGGTTTTTAGATCTTATACTAAAAGAGGATACAAAGATTATTTTTGTTTCTGGCCCTGCGGGAAGCTCAAAGACTTACATGTCTTTGTATGGAATGCTAAAATTAATGGAGGAGGACTTCTCTAAAGATATTTTGTATGTACGAAGTATTGCAGAAAGTGCAGATAGGGGGTTGGGGAGCTTACCCGGAGACATCACAGAGAAGTTTGACCCGTTTTTAGGTCCACTTTATGACAAAATGGAAGAAATTGTCGCTCCCGGAGATGCCACTTACCTAAAACAACAAGAAAAAGTGTCTGCGGTCCCAATAAACTTCCTCCGTGGGGCGAGTTGGCAGAATAAACTGGTGTTTGCTGATGAAGCTCAGAATTTCACACTAAAAGAACTGACTACCTTAATCACTCGTATAGGAGAAAACAGTAAAATTATTATCGGAGGCGATTTTTTTCAAAGTGATATCAATGGAAAAAGTGGATTCAAGCCAATGTTCGACAAATTCGATGATGATGATTCAAAAGAAATGGGAATTCACACATTTTCGTTCAATGAGAGCGATATTGTGCGCAGTAAAATATTAAAATTCATTATTAAGAAGCTAGAAAGTGGAAATTAGTGTAATTACTTACTAATTTTGATATAATTGTAAGATGAGTCACATTTTTTGTTATAATTGTGGGGTTAAGATTGAATATAATTTTGCTAAACCTAATTTTTGTTCTAAATGCGGGACAAGTTTTGGAGGTCAGCAACAATCTCAAGCGGCTGTGGAGCAAGCTCCCAGTCAGACTAAAGCGTCTGTAGTTTCGGATGACGAAACTGATGCTGAGTTCGTACCGCAGCTGCGGAGGCTGGATGTAGAAATCGAAAAGCCTAAAACTATTACTATTGGTTCTTTGGCGGGGCAGAACACTCCACCAGATTATAAGGGGAAGGGATCATACGATTTTGATGAATTCACTTCTAAGCCTTAATGTCAAAAAAGAAAAGATATGAAGACTATCAAGACCTCATAGATCGTGCAGTTAAGAAGCAAAAGTCAAGATGGCGTTTAGATGCTATAAAATGGTTTGACTTTGAGGATGTTGAGCAGGTAGTAAAATCTCATATAGCCCAGAAGTGGCATATGTGGGATCAGTCTCGCCCACTGGAGCCGTGGCTTAGTCGTGTAATCACGAATCGCATGTGGAATCTTATAAGAAATCACTATGGTTCTTATATAAAGCCTTGTTCGACATGTATTTATGCAAGAGATGAGTTATGTGCTAAAACATTGAGTGGTAATCAAGATGTTTCGTGCAAAGATTATGCAAAATGGGCCAAGAAGAAAAAATTTGGGCTAGAATTGAAAACAGCATCTAGTTTGGATGATAATGAGAATGTGGTGAATGTTAAATGCGGTTCATATTTTGATTATGATGCTGACATAGAGAAGCTTAATGATAAAATGCGCAAAAAACTTGGTGAAAAGCTTTATGAGGCATATTATATGTTATATTTTGAAGATTGTTCGGAGGAAGATGTTGCTAAGTATATGGGGTATAAATTGTCTGATACTAATCGTAAGATTGGCTACAGACAGGTAAAGAATCTCAAATGTAAATTTCAAAAGATTGCAATAAAAATTTTAAAACAAGATAAGGAGGAGTGATGGAATTAACACAAGAGCAAAAAGATTATATAAAAGCCAATGCCGCGAAAGTCTCTAATTTAAATGAGCTTACCCAAAAATGTTTTAGGGATGATGATTTGGACGGGCGGACGAAAGAGGGTCGGGCTGTGCGTAAATACTTATTAGAGAATAATATTGATTATAAAACAACCCGCCGCAAACCACAGGACAAAATCGAATTAAACGATTCTCAGAAAGACTTTATTATACAACAAGCCCAAGAAGGATTGTCGTCTTTGGAGATTGCCAAGCTCATATTCCCCCAAAAACAAGTAAAGCCCTTAAGCAATGAACAAAGAACGGTTTTGGCGCACATTAACGAGATCAATCCAGATTTCGTACCGTCTCAAGATTCCGCAGCCGTTAGCGACTACGTCCCGCCTAAAAGCCCGAGTCGAGTGTTGAAGAAAATCAATGATGCAACAGGATTAGGCTTAGAAGAAAGCAAACTTAACAGGCAAAAGCAAATCTGTGTAGAAAAGCTTCAAATCAATCTTTCCAATAGTAGATTTTTAAAAATCATCAATAATTATCTTAACAGGTCAGACAGAGAGTTGTTCGAACAAGAATTTATTCGTTTGAGTTGGGACAAGCCCGATTTAACTGCTGACGAGCTGAATCTATACCTTAACGTATGTAAAGAGGTCATTAACTTGGAAGTTGTTTCTGCTCACCTTAACAAACTTAATGATATGTTTGACGTGGCTGATGACCAGACCGAAATGACCGTACGTCTTGCTGAGATTATAAAAGCAAAATCACAAGAATATCATCAATGTGAAACACGTATTGAGAATTTGACGAAAAAGCTACAAGGTGACCGTGCTGAGCGCATGAAGAAGAATCAAAAAGATAGCGCGTCATTTTTGGCTATCGTTC